GCAATAGGAACGGGGTTATCCAATACAGATGCCATTATTGCAAGTCAAGGTGCAACATCTACTAATTATGCTGCAGGATTAGCGAGAGCCTATGGAGGTGGAGGTTATTCTGACTGGTATCTACCATCTAAAGATGAACTTAATAAATTATATCTAAATAGAGTTGCTATTGGAGGTTTTACGAGTGCCTTCTATTGGAGTTCTACGGAGGCCGCCTTGGCCTACGCGTGGAGGCAGAACTTGAATGATGGTACTCAGGACACCCTCGGTAAGAGCGGTACATACTATGTTCGCGCCATTAGGACTTTTTCAATTCCTGCATTAACTGTGGTTGGGAATACAACCGTAAGTGGTTCAGTAACAGTAAGTGGTAGTGTAAATATAAATGGAAGTACAGTTGTGTCATCAAATACTGTTAATAAAATTGAAACAATTACATCGGCATCATATACATCAATAACACCTGTAAGTGGTACATTGTACATTATAATAAATTAGAATGAGTTTATTTAGAGATGCGTCGAATATAAAACTTAATGGTAATACACCATCTTCCGTTTATTTAAATGGTGGTTTAATATGGGCATATAATACATTTAATGTAACTAATAATGGTTCGGGAAATTATATAATAAATGGAGTATCAAATTCAACATTAAGTGTAACCGAAGGACAAACTTATACATTTAACATATCAGCAGTTGGGCATCCTTTTTGGATACAAACCACCTCTGGTGCATATAGTTCAGGTAATGTATATAGTAGTGGTGTAACAGGTAACGGAACTGCTAATGGAACAATAACATTTATAGTTCCATATAACGCACCTTCCACTCTTTATTATGTTTGTCAGTACCATTCTAGTATGGCAGGTACTATTAATGTAACAGATGTTCCATAATTAAAAAATAAAACTATTTATAACATATGGAATTCTTTATAAGACAGAACGCAACAGAACCAATCCTTAAAATGAGATTGATTGATGACGGTAAAAACGACAAGTCATCCTTTAATGATATGTTAGAGAATTCAGACATTACATTTGAAATGTTTGATGTTACAACGGAAGAGTATCATATTTTAAACGGTTCTTGTATATTAACAACGAGGACCAAAAAGTATGACCAAACAACTGACGAATACTACATTACCTATCGTTTTACAGGAGAGGGAACATCAGTTAAAGGTCGTTTCGAGGGAATTATTAATGTACAATTTTTAGATACCAATAGTAACCCAACAACAAAGTTAATTACACCAATTTCTGAAAAATTATTTATCAACGTAATTTGATAAACTAACCTTTTTTTGTTATATTTGTATTGAACAAGACAAATTGTGAATTCTTCACAAGATAATACGTCACAAAATATAAAATAATGAAAGAAGTTATCTCACAGGAAATCATCGAGAGTTTCCTGAACGGGGCGGACCCTGAAGAATTCATTGTTGGTGTTGAGTATGATTATCCAACCAACAAAATTTACAAAATTATTCAAGACCCTGAATTGGGTAAAATCGTTAAACCTGATAGTTTTACACCATTTTTATGGGTAGGAGACTTGGTTGGGTTGGGTTTCTACAATGATTCCAAAACCGAACAAAAGAAGGCAATGACAAAACACGGTATTCTTATTGAAAAATTAGAGACTGGTGACAATGTCAGACTTGAAAATGGATTAAAGTATTTGGTTAAGAGTTTAAAAAGTTACACAAGTTTAGTCTCTTTCTTTAAGGAAGGTGGACTTGATCCTTGGGGTGAAAAGTCTAGACAAAATTTTCAGATACTTTCTCCAGTTGAACAGTTTTTAGTTCAAAAAAAGAAAAGATTATTTAAAGGTATTGATGAATATAACGGTGTTAATAGATTTGTATTCGATATTGAGACCACTGGTCTTGACCCTGAAACTTGTGTTATCATATTAATCGGGGTTAAAGATAATCGTGGTTTAAATGAAACAATTGCCGCATTTGGTGAAGATGGTGAAAAGAAATGTATTGAAAGATTTTTCAAATATATTAAAGATTTAAAACCAACAATCGTTAGTGGATATAACTCAGCGTTCTTTGACTGGCCCTTTATATTAAAAAGAGCTGAAATACTTGGTGTTGATGTCAATGGACTCACTCAGATATTCACTAAACAAGGGATGAAAGAGAAAGAGGGTATGTTGAAATTAGCTAACGAAATAGAAACATATAAACAACACGTTATATGGGGATTTAATATTATTGATATCGCACACGCAGTACGTAGAGCTCAGGCAATCAATTCCGAAATTAAATCTTGGGGGTTGAAATACATCACCACTTATTTAGAAAAAGAAAAAGAAAATCGTATCTATGTTGACGGTGGTAAAATTTCTAAAATTTATTTAGAAAATGAAAGTTATTATGTTAATCCAAAGACAGGTGGATATAAACAAATTGGAGAACCTGGAACTGATGGTTTATTAGAAAAATATCCAGGTAAGTTTGAAATATGGACGGGAAGAAAAATTGTAGAACAATATCTTGACGATGACTTGTATGAAACTATGGTCGTGGATGATAGTTTCTCTCAATCAACATTCTTACTTTCTAAATTAGTACCAACAACATATGAAAGAGCAGCCACAATGGGTACTGCAACATTATGGAAACTAATAATGTTAGCGTGGTCGTATGAAAATAATTTAGCAATTCCATCTAAAGATGAAAAACGTGCATTTACGGGAGGATTATCTCGTTTATTAAGTGTGGGGTTTGCTAGAAACATTGTTAAGTTTGACTACTCGTCACTTTATCCTTCTATTCAACTTGTATATGATGTGTTTCCCGATTGTGATATTATGGGGGTACAAAAATCGATGTTAAAATATTTCCGTAACATTCGTATTAAATATAAACTTCTTGCGGGTGAATTAAAAGATAGTGACCCCGTATTAGCGGAAATGTATGACCGTAAACAATTACCAATTAAGATTTTTATCAATGCGTATTTTGGTAGTTTATCTGCGCCACACGTATTCCCTTGGGGAGAAATGGATTCGGGTGAAACCATTACCTGTATTGGTCGTCAGTGTTTAAGAATGATGATTATGTTCTATATGAAAAAAGGATATAAACCTCTTGTAATGGATACGGATGGTGTTAACTTTGAAACGCCTGAAACAGCTAAAGATTCGGTTTATATTGGTAAGGGTTTAAATGAATTGGTAATTGAAGGTAAAGAGTATCACGGGATTGAAGCGGACACCGCAGAGTTCAATGATATCTTTATGAGAAATGAAATGGGGTTAGATATAGACTACACCGCACCTGCTTGTATTAACGTATCTCGTAAGAATTATATCATTAAGTTAATTAAGAAAGGTAAGGAGAAAATTAAATTAACAGGTAATACAATTAAATCTAAAAAACTACAAACATATGTTGTGGAATTCTTAGATGAAGGATTAAAATATTTGTTAGATGGTGATGGTTTATCTTTTGTAGAATTGTATTTCGATTATGTAGAAAAGATTTATAATAAAGAAATACCATTATCTAAGATTGCCAACAAGGCTCGTGTTAAACAATCTGTTAACGATTATAAGAAACACATACAGAAGACAACGAAGGCTGGTTCATTGATGTCACGTCAAGCACATATGGAGTTAATATTACAAAATAATCACTCCGCAGGTTTAGGTGATACAATTTATTATATCAATAATGGTGACAAGAAATCATCTGGTGACGTAACTAAAATTAATAAACCAACTAAGAAACAACAACAGGATTATATTGACAAACACGGTGAATCAATGCCAAGTGATTATGTTCAAGTTAACTGTTATATGATTCCAGAAAAAGATATTGCAGATAATCCCGATTTAAGGGGAGATTATAATGTTCCTCGTTATTTAACAAACTTTAATAAAAGAGTGGAACCGTTATTAGTTGCGTTTAACCCATCAATTCGTGAAGACATTTTAATTGAAGACCCAATAGATCGTCAATACTTTACTAAATTACAATGTGAGTTAGTAAACGGTTTTCCACTTAAAGAAGATGGTCAGGATAAGTTCGATGAAGTTATGACCCTATCTGATGGTGAAGTTATTTTTTGGAATAGAGTTGGTCGGGACCCATACTTTATGTATGTGGAAGATAGTTTACAATTAGTTGACCAATATTGGGTTGATCACAATCGTAAAGTACTTAAAAACCAAGCTCAAAGTGTTAAAAGTAATGAAGATGAAATCATTTTATCAAATACCAACGATTTCGCTTTACACGCAATTGAAATTTAGATTACATTAAATGGTGATACCATTGGTCTGTATTTCAAAGATTTATTAAGATTCTCCGCTTCGTTACCTTTCCTCTCAAGGATTTTTTCGGGGCGGAGTCTTTCTAATCTTGCCATAAGTTCCTCAACTAATTTAGATTTCTCATCCTTAGCTTCAGTTAATAATGATGAATAATCAAGTTTTACTTGACTGTCTGGAACTTGTAAATCTCCTGAGAATTTACCCCAAATTCTAGCTAAACCTTCCTTAGCAAATGCAATCAAATATTTTCTAACCCAGTTTTGTGCGGGTTTATTTAAAGCATCCCAAGTAAGTTGTTCAGTTTCAACGTCAGATGGTAATTTTACAACATCTTTGTTTTTATCTAAACAAGTGTCTCTATCCATAGTATCATAATACCAATACCAAACGTTATAATTACGTTTAACATTTGAGAAATCAAATCTACCTCCTGGTACGTTATATAAGTGAATAATTTTTGTTCCGTCTGGACCCGCAGTGATTCTGTATGTTAAGTCACCACCAATTAATCGGTTTTTGATACTTCTATCTTGCATTCTCAATAATAAGTCAAAAGCTGGCATCATAAAATATGAACCTCCGTTGGCCATTTGAGCAAAACCACCAGATCCTGCAATACCTCCTAATCCACCAAAACCACCTAAGAACGGGTCAATGATTGAATCTGATAATTCTGAACGAGAAAACCATAAAAGTTCATTTATTTCTCTACCCGCTGGAATTGAATACATTTGTTGACCATCAACAAGTTCAATGTAATCCTTTTTAAGTTCAGAATCCCCACCAGCTTGTAATCCTACAATTTTAGAATAAGAATGAGAATATTGAGTTTCGTAATTTAAACTTCTTGTTGTAAACGCTCTTGTTAATGATTGGGTATCAACATCAAGACCCGCCAATGCTGACCATTGTGATTCGATTAACCAATCACTTACGTATTGTTCGTATTCAGATAATGATAATTCTATAAACGTATCCATCTGTTCTTCTGTAAGTTCAATCCCTCTAACAGGCATACCCAACAAATGGAATACCTGAGTATATAATTTTTCCTTCTCTGGTTGTGAAATAATTGTTGCGCTCATTGTTTGATTTATTCATATAAATAGTTTATATTTCAAAAGAAAATGTACAATAATATGGACAAAAAATTAAAATATAACGATTTTAAGTCCTTGTTTGACGAAGGTTGGGATGGTTTTAAGGGGTTTTATTTCAATGAGGCTCAACGTAATTTTGAAATGGAATACCGTAAAATAGAAAAGTGGGGGTGGTGTCAATCTAGAGAAAAAGAAGGAATTTTAACTGAAGACGGAGATTGGGATGATGCAAATAGAATTAATACACATCCAAATCTATGTAAATTTTTTTATGAAGAATGTATAAAAGACAATCCAAATATTTTTGTAGAGTTTGGTAATCCTCAATATCATAGAGAAAACGTAATTGTATTATGGAACTTTATAATTGGTAATTTTGACTTATATTTCACAAAAAAAATTACAAACAAGTATTACGATTTAATTTATGGGTTATTCAACCAATCTTGGCAGAGAGGTAATATATCAGTTATAATTGCCATTCTTTATCTTAAAAAATTCTATCCTAATATTAAAAATATTAAATTTGGATTTAAGACTGGAGATAAAGGTGATATGGATGGTATTGATATTGAAGCAACTTTAGAAGATGATTCATTAATTAGAATTCAAGTAAAAGGTGGTAGATATACCGATAAAAATTATGGTGGAAAATATTATATAAATGGTTCCACTAACGATTTAAAATACGATAAGTGTGACCTTTACATATATACACAAACAAAGTATGGTGATAAACCATCTTCGTTTATTATGTTTAAAAATACAGACCAAATAGGTAGGAAAGATAAAAGTATTATTGTCCCCGTTGATGATATAAAATTTAAAATACAAGAAAATATGCCAATGCCAGAAAACTTAACCGACTTAATGAAAATTTGTGGTGAGAATAACATTCAATTTCAAATTAAAAAAGAAGAGGAGTCAAACTACATTAAGTTAGACGAAGAAAATAAAACATTAACTATTAATTTCAGTGATTATGAAGATAATTCATTAGAAAAAGAATCAATAGAAATGTTAGATAAATTAAAAGAGATGTTTAAGTAAATCTTTACTAAACGATTCGGAGTATTCTCCATCTCCCATTACTTGGTCAATAATATTTTTTTTCTTTTGTAAGATGTTATAGATAATCTTTTCAACGGTGTTCTCAAATACAGGATAGTATACGAGAACACTATTTTTTTGTCCATATCTATAAGCTCTATCTTCACCTTGTGAGTGGTCAGCAGGAACAAATGATAAGTCATTCATTATAACAACCTCAGCGGCGGTTAATGTAATACCAACACCCGCAGCTTTAATGTTACCTATAAACACCCTTATTTTATCATCAGTTTGAAACCTATCAACATTCTCTTGTCGTTTGTCTTTATTCATACGACCATCAAGAGTTACAGAGTTCTTCTTATATTTCTCGTGAATCATATCAAGACTCATTGTAAAGTTCGTAAAAACGATTACCTTCTTACCTTGTTCTAAACACTTGTCAATTAGTTCACAAGTATATGGAATCTTTTCATACGCAATAAGTTGTCTAATCTTCATCAAACGATTAAGTGTAACACTTATAGTTTCGTTATCCTTTTTGTCAGTACTAATACGTGTAAACTCTTCTAATTCCTCATCATACATTTTACTTGTTAATTCAACAAATACTGGAGTAACAATTTTTTCTGGTAAATCAAGAATATCGGTTTTCATTCTACGAAGAACAAGATTTTTCGTTCGTTCACGAAGTTCGTCTAAGTTAGACGCTCCACTTGTATTCCACACTCTACGGTTACCAACATTAAATTGATATCCTTTACAATATCTACGAACATATGATTGCCAATTTAACGCTAATGGTGATTCAACAATCTTTAGTAGATTAAAATAGTTAATGGGTCTTGAGGTCATTGGTGTTCCCGTTAATAACCATACTTTAGGTATAGTCTCAAGAACATCATTTAATAATCGAGTTCTATTTGCGGTGGCGTTAGAGATGTAATGTGCTTCATCTACGATTGCCAAGTCAAAATTGGCATTAACCAATAATTTATAATCGTCACTATCTTCGCTTTTGTCTGTGGTGTGGTAGTTCTTAATAATATCATAATTAATAATATAGTAGTCATATGTTGATCCCCATTTACGTCCTTCGACAATTAAAACTTTTCTATTTGAGTAGTTTCTTATTTCCCTCTCCCAATTTATTTTTAAAGATGCGGGACACACTATAAGTATTTTTCTCGCCTTACTTTCCAATGATGCAATTACTGCAGATGTTGTTTTACCAAGACCCATATCATCCGCCAATATAAATTTGTTATTTGCTAATAGTTTTTCAACCGCAACCTTTTGATGCTCCATTGGAGGTCTTGAGTCGTACTTACTATAGTCAATTACCCTATCCAATTTTTTTTCTTCTTGGACCACGGCAGCCTTTGGTAACCAAAAGGATGACATTTGTTCGTGATTTAGAATTTTACCCCAAATGTGAAACGCCTTATCTGATTCACATAATAATTTCTCACACCAAATTGATTCGGGTACGGTTGTTAGTAGTTTATCTTCTTGTAGTTTTTCACCAAAAGTTGAAACAATATTAATATATTTTCTTGCAACCTTTGGGGTTGTTTCTTTATATTTTAAAACATATTCAGCTTGGGGTCTTGTTAGTTTAAAATTTTTAACGTCCTTAAATTTACGTTTCCATTCTAATAGTTGGTTGTTCGAACCATCATAAGATGATAAAACATTTCTAGCCTCTATCTCAGGAATATTAATACTTTCCATATATTGTAGAATATACATAAATAGAATGGAAGATTAAACTATTTATAGAGGATATGGATAATAAACTACCAATTACAAGATTAGGAAAATTCTTCTCAAAAGATGATTTTGATATCAATATTCAAATGGGTCAAGAGTATCTTCACGGAGATTTGAATATGAAATTAGTACTTTATCGTGTAGATAGAGCAAATACAGATATCGATTCGGTTTATGCTGAAGTAGGTAAGGATGAGATAAAATACTTCCCACCTGTTGAATTTAATGCATTAGTTAAAATTGATGAACCAAAAAATAATTCATACAAAACAGGATTAATAAGATACTCTGAACCTGGTAATTTAACATTATCGGTTTATATCAGTCATTTGGAAGAGTTAAAGATAGATATAAGATACGGTGACTATATTGGTTATGCGGATTCTGAAGATAAAATAAGGTACTATACCGTAACAAATGACGGTAAGGTGACTTCAGACAATAAACATAAAATGTTTGGTTACAAACCACATTATAGAACAATAACTTGTGTTCCGGCACAGGAAGTAGAATTCAGAGGAGTATAAAATGGGAATACCTAAAAGAAAAAACAATATTGATGTTTACGGTGGTAAAGAAGTTTATCAAGGTAAACAGGTTATGGATAGAAGACAAGAGTTATTAGATAGAATAACCAAGTCAGACTCATATATGCCCGATTCAATATTACACGATGATTTGGATGGTGGAATGTTAGATTTCATAAAAAACCATTTCAAGGTGGTATCGGATGGTACAGCTATTCCAATTATTCCAAAAATTCTAACAATACAAAGATGGGGTGAATTTACAAATAATTGGCAATTTTCAGATGATGATGGTAATATGAAGTTACCGTTTATTGCAGTTATTAGAAAACCCGATGTTCAACCAGGAACAAATCCATCAATTCAAAGAACAATACCAGATAGACAATCTTTTCATTATGCAACCGTACCAACTTGGAACGGATCTCAAATGGGTGCGGATGTATATAAGATGCCACAACCTGTTGCAATTGATATTAGTTTTGAGGTTACAATAGTTTGTACAAAATTTAGAGATTTAAATCGTTTTAATAAGATTGTACTACAAAAATTCTCATCAAGACAATCGTATACAACCGTAAAAGGTCATTATATACCCATTGTACTTGATTCTATCGACGATAATACTCCTATGGACTCAGTTGATGGTCGTAGATTCTACATACAAAATTATAAGTTCACAATGTTGGGATTCCTTATTGATAGTGAAGAGTTTGAGATTAAGCCTGCGGTGAGTAGAATGTTCCTTATGAATGAATTTATTCAATCGAAGGGATATCAGAAGAAATATATTAATAAAACAATTGATATAACCGTTGCAACATTTATTGCCGACGGTATGCAGACTGCGTTTAGTGTTGGTGAAAGTATTGGTATGTTATTTAACGTTACAATTAACGGTCTTATTCAGGAAAGAGATGTGGACTATTTCCATATTCCAGGAACATCTAAAATAACTTTCGTAACTCCACCACAAGAAGGTTCGAGTGTAGCTATAACATATTATAAGGGTAGAAATAGTGTGTTTATTGACACATACGGTAAACCAATTCAAGTTATTACCGAATACTTTACTTATAATGGGTCAACACTATCATTTACGGTACAAAATAATATTGATAGTGTTGTGACATTAGATATTAACGGTCTTGTTGAAGATGAGGGTGTTGGTTTTGAAATAACGGAGTCATACGAAATTACTTTACAAGGAACCCCCGTGTTAGGGTCTGTAATAGGTATTACTTATCTATATTAATCGTCACCATAGATGTCTTTCTTTTTTGGTTTACAAAGTTCCTCAATGTGTTTTTCCAACACTTTATAAATTTTTAATCCATTCTTATCACAATGATTTTTCAACATTTCGTGATGTTTATCACTGATTTTAACATTTTTTTGAGTGTTTTCCATAGTATAAGATATTAAAAGATATATTAAGATAAATAACTATCTTTTTAAAGAAAGTACGTAAATCTTTGCTAAAAACAAAGATATTTATAGAATAAGTAATAAAAATATTAACCAAACATTAATCGATGGCAAATTCAAACAGAGTATTTGTTTCTCCAGGTGTCTACACATCAGAGAAAGATCTAACATTCGTAGCTCAAAGCGTCGGGGTAACAACTCTTGGTTTAGTTGGTGAAACCTTAAAGGGTCCAGCCTTCGAACCAGTTCTAATAAGTAGTTTCGACGAATTCAAAACATATTTTGGACCAACTTCACCTTCAAAAGACGGAGTGGGTAACCCAGAATATGAATTACCGTATGTAGCTAAGTCGTACTTGCAAGAGTCAAACCAATTATTCGTAACAAGAGTATTGGGTCTTACAGGATACAAACCTTTCAAAACATTCGGTATTAAGACATTAGGTGGTATCACAGTAGATAAGAGTCAAACTCCTACTTCAGCTGCGTTCACATTAACCCCAACCGTAACAGGTATTACAGGAAGTACCATTTATTCTGAACTTTCTGATAAAACATCTGTTGACGGTATATCAATAACAAGTTATATCACAACTAATTTTTCGGGATATTCGTCAAGCCAAATAGGTAAGTGGTTTGTTATTGGTCTTGTTCCGAGCGCTAGTATTACTGGAACAAGTACTAATGAATTATCTTCACCATTAAATGGTACAATTAGAGATAATTCATATAATAATAAAGAATGGTTCAACGTATTTTACAACGCTGGAGCAACTATAAACAGTGTTTATTCATATCTTTTTGTTTGGAATGGTACAAGTTTTACTGGAACTAAATTCTCTTGGGTGGCAACTTTAAATACTGACTATGATAATATAGTAGTAGCCGCTTTAAGGTCAAGAGGTAAATACGTTGGTCAAACATTAACACACGAAGTAACAGCAAACACTGGTGTTACAATTTCAAGTGTTGGTACCTTGGCTAAAAATGTATTCTCAGAATTTACAATAACAACCGCAGGATTAAATAGTGGAACTAAATCGTTCACTTGTTCATTAGATACAACATCTTCAAAATATATTACAAAAGTATTAGGAAACGATGTGTTTGATAAATCAACTGAAGATTATGCGGTTTATGTTCACGAAGTATATCCAAAATTATTAAAACACGCTTTCGAGAAAGGTTTAGTAAGAGGTATTAATTCAACAATAGCTTACAATTTAGACGGTGATAATTTCAGACATCAATGGGATACCACAATTTCTCCAATGGTTGTATCTGAGGTTCGTGGTGGTCAAGTTACAGATTTGTTTCAAGTTCAAACAATTTCTGATGGTGAGGCGGCTAACTTCCAAGTTAAGGTAATGATTCAAAACATTAACGTTGACTCTGGTGAGTTTGATTTAATAGTAAGAGATTTTAACGATACAGATGATAATCTTGTTGTAGTTGAAAAATTCACAAGATGTTCAATGAATCCAGATTTACCAGGATATGTTGCTAGAAAAGTGGGAACTTCTGATGGTGAATTTGAATTACGTTCAAAATATATTATGTTAGTTATGGACGCGAATCACCCAACAGACGCTTTCCCTGCTGGTTTCAAAGGTTTCTTAACCGACAACGCGTTCTCTGGATCAACTTTAGGAAGTGCAATTTATAAAACTGAGTATCTTTCAGCTGGAGACGTAATTTATTATGAATCAGATGGTACACCAGTATTATCTAACGGAGATAAAGTAAGAAAAGTATCTTTAGGTATTTCTTCTCAAGTTGGATTTGATAAAGATTTATTGAAATTCAAAGGAGCCGATTCAAGTGGTGATTCATTTGGATTCCATTTGTCATCAAACGCATCTTCAATCGTAACTACTGGTTCAACTAAGGTTTATAAAACAACACCATATAATTTAGAAGGTACAGATAAAGGATTGTTAGAAAATATTGCATATCGTAAATTTACATTCGCAGTATATGGTGGTAGAGATGGTTGGGATATCTATAGAGACGTTAGAACTAATGGAGATGGTTACATTTTCGGTAAGAGTACATACGTAAGTGGTCATACAACTAATAATGGTGTATTCAGTAGTACAGTTGGAAACTCTGACTATTACGCTTACTTAGATGGTATTAATACTTTCGCAAACCCTGAAGCGGTTGATATCAACGTATTTGCAACACCAGGTATTAACTTCTACGATCACAGTTCATTAACCATTCAAGCAATTGATATGGTTGAGAATGAGAGAGCGGATTCACTTTATGTTATTGGTTCACCTAACGTATCTACCGTTGAAGATGTGATTGGTAATCTTGATACAGTTGATTTAGACACAAACTACTCAGCAACATATTGGCCTTGGATTCAAGTAAGAGATACAGATAACGCAACTCAATTATACATCCCACCAACAGGTGAGGTTGTTAAAAACATAGCTTTAACTGATAATGTGTCTTACCCTTGGTTCGCAGTCGCTGGTTATTCAAGAGGTTTAGTAAATGCAATCAAAGCGTCTAAGAAATTAACTTTAGATGAGAGAGACGACCTATATGCTAACAGAATTAACCCAATTGCAACATTCTCTGACACTGGTACAATAATTTGGGGTAACAAAACTCTTCAAGTTAGAGAATCAGCTTTAGATAGAATCAACGTAAGAAGATTATTATTAAGAGCAAGAAAATTAATATCTGCCGTAGCGGTTAGATTATTGTTCGAGCAAAACGATGAACAAGTTAGAAACGAATTCTTAAGATTGGTTAACCCAATTCTTGAGTCAATTAAAAAGGAAAGAGGTTTATATGAATTCCGTGTAACGGTTTCAAATGACCCAGAGGATATCGATGCTAACACATTGAGAGGTAAGATTTACGTTAAACCTACTCGTTCTCTTGAATTTATTGATTTAGAATTCATAATTACCCCAACAGGGGCTTCATTTGAGAATATCTAATCTAAAAGGAGATATAAAACAGAAAGGGGTTCCGTAAATGGAACCCCTTTTTTATTAAAAATGCATATGTTCCACAAGGAACCATTTTTTATAACAATTATATTTTTTTATTTATATTAGTACTGTAGAAGTGTATATTCTAGTATTTATTAATAATATTTTATTAATTGAGTAATTTATTCTAGAGCTTTTTATAGTGGTGTTGTAAAAAACTACGAAAAATAATTGACATAATCAAGCCCAAGACAATAATAAACCAAAAAAAGATTATTTTCCATTTGGCTTATATTTATATGAAAGATAAACTAAAAACTTAACAAATACAAAATGGCAGATTTACTAATGAAAATGCCGGTTCCTTACGAACCGAAAAGAGTTAACCGATTCATTGTTCGATTCCCTTCATCATTGGGTATCAACGAATGGTATGTTACTTCAGCTAAAAGACCAAGTGCTAAAATTAACTCGGTTGAGATTCCTTTCTTAAACACCTCAACTTACGTTGCGGGTAGATTTACTTGGGAAGCTCTTCAAGTTACTTTTAAAGACCCAATCGGTCCTTCGGCATCACAAGCTTTAATGGAATGGTTCCGTTTACACGCAGAATCAGTAACAGGTAGAATGGGATATGCTGCAGGATATAAAAAAGATATTGAACTTGAAATGTTAGACCCAACAGGAGTTGTGGTTGAAAAGTGGATTCTTCAAGGTACGTTCATCACCGACTTAAACTTTGGTGATTTGGACTACAACAACGATGCAATCGCAACAATTCAATGTACATTAAGAATGGATAGATGTATTCAAGTATACTAATACCATTTTCTACATAATAATATTAAACCAACAACCGAATTAGTAAATCTGTCTAACGAGTTGTTGGTTTTTTATTTTAAAACTTTACTTTCACATAGTTATTAAGTAAATTAACACTATGGAACAATTTGCAATAGACCCAACAATCGCATACGACGTAGTTGAACTTCCTTCTAAGGGTATTCATTACGTAAATAAGAAAAAATCAGTTCGAGTGGCTTACTTAACCGCCGCTGATGAAAATATTTTATCCGCTCAAAACTTACTTAAAACCAATACGGTAATTGAGGAGTTATTAAAAAGAAAAATATTAGATAAAGACCTACAAATAGATGAATTAGCGGATGAAGATAGAAGTGCAATTCTTATATTTTTAAGAAACACATCTTTTGGTCCAGAGTATACATATTATTTACGAGATCCAAAAACAGATGAGGAATTCACAGCAGTTGTAGATTTAAGTGAAATAACATTTAAAGATTTTACATTAACTCCAGATGAAATGGGAGAATTTAAATTCCATTTCCCAAAATCAAATGTCGACATTACTTTTAAATTTTTAACTAAAAAACAACTTAAAGAAATTGAAAAAATTGAAGAGAGTTGGAATGGTATTGGTGTTGCACCAATTGTTACCAAACAGTTAGAGATGATGATTAAATCTATTGCTGGAAATAGAGACCTGATGAACATTCACAATTTTGTTGAACAGATGCCAATCAAAGATTCCCAAGATTTCAGAAAATTCGTAAAAGAACATAAACCAAATTTAGATTTAGTAAAATCAGTAACCGCCCCGTCAGGAGAACTTGTCAATGTAGAAATTGGCTTTGGGGTGGAGTTTTTTCGCCCTTTCTACGGAATATAAGAAGGGACAATTAGACGAGATTTTATTCTTGGTTAAAAGAGGGTTCTCCTATGGAGATGTTATGTCTATGCCAATATACATAAGGAGGTACTATATCAATTATTTAATTGAATTAGAAACCACAACTTAATCTATTTATATGTATGGCAAATATTGATTGGGAAAAGGCCGGTAAAGAAGCGAGTAGGTTGAAATACAACTCAACTCAAGCCGATGCATACGCACTTGGGTTAGATAAAAATATATCCGATAAAGATAAACAAACATTTTTACGTGGTTATATTGGTTCTGGTAAAGGATCATCAGATTTAAACAGTGGTGGTTCAAATAGTACAGGAGGTAAAATAGCTGGAGCCGTTGGTGGAATACAAGACTTTAGTCGTAAGTTAACTATGGGTAGTGATACCGATATTACCGATTTAAAAACTTTCTTAGGTGCGGGAGTAGAAACATTAGAACAATATTTTGGTAAAAATGGTGGAATCATTGACGGAACATCCGCCTTAATTAAAAATTTAGCAGGAGCGGCTATGACTGGAGCTCAAGATATTTTAACAAAGGAAGTAGGTCTTAGAGCTCAAATCAACTCTCAATTAGGGGTTGCTGGTGATTTATCAAAAAATTATAGAGAACAAATAGTTGATGCATTACCTGGGGTAGTTTCAATGGGTTATGGGTTTGAACACGTAAGTGATTTAATGGTCGGACTTGCCGAAAAAACAGGAAAATTTACCACATTAAACGCAACAGTAGTTGCTGAAACTGCAAAAACATCAAGAGCTTTTGTTGGTGATTTATCAGATATGGCTGAAGTGTTCTCAACATTCTCAGATGTGGGTATAGGTGCGGAACAAACAGTAAAGGCAATTAACGAAGCTGGCACTAAATCAATTTCATTAGGATTAAACGGTAAAAAAACCGTATCCGATATGAGAGAAAATATTGGTAAATTAAATGAGTTTGGTTTTCAAAACGGAGTTAAAGGTCTTGAAAGAATGGTTCAAAGAGCAACTGAATTTAAAATAAAAATGTCAGATGTGTTTAGTATTGCGGAAAAAGTAATGGACCCAGAAGGAGCAATTGCATTATCAGCAAATTTACAAGTTTTAGGTGGTGCGATTGGTGATTTTGGTGACCCATTAAAGATGATGTATGATGCAACAAACAATGTTGAAGGATTACAAGACGCATTAATTGGTGCTGCTGGTTCATTAGCAACATATAACGATTCACAAGGTAGATTTGAAATTACTGGTGTTAATTTAAGAAGAGCACGAGCAATGGCTCAAGAATTAGGTATGTCATTAGGAGATTTAACCAAAGGGGCAGTTGCCGCGGCGGAAAGAACATCTGCAGCAACAGCGTTAATGGCTAACGGTTTAAAATTAGACGAAAAACAAACAGAATTTATCACTAACCTTGCAAGAATGAAGGATGGAGTAATGAGTATAGATGTATCTTCAATATCAAAAGAATTTGGTGGAGCAACATCAGTTGCGTTAGATCAGTTAACAAATGAACAAGTTAAAATATTAAACGATAACCAAAAGAAGTTAGAAGGAATGAGTATTGAGGAAGTTGCAAGAGACCAATTTACCGAAACTCAAAATTTGGTTTTAAAGACAAATGAAATACTAACAATATTAAAAGTTCAATTTGCTAAAAGTATAGGTAGACCAGCGGGAGAAAGTGCGGATGTTCTTATAAAAGAAGCTAACAAGTACCTACAAGGTGCAACTAAAGGTGAAAAAGGAAATAAGGCGGGAGAATTAATTTCAACACTTCAAACTAAAGAAGGATTGGCTGGGATTGTAAAATCGAGTGCGGAGAGTAAAAAACAAGAAGCATTAAAAGTCGATAACAAAACAAAAGAAACACCAAAAGAAGATAAGTCCACTAATACCGATAAACCAATGACCGCGGCAGAATATAAACAGATTGAGGATAGTAAAAAATATGATAAGAATCAACAAATTATAATCAATAACGAATTACAACCTTTGAACCCGAACGACTATCTATCTCTCAAAATTTAATATTTCATATAAACCTCTATTTATTAGAAAAGCGATATAATGCCAAGTTACTTAGATTTTGATTCTACAAAAAGATTTAGAGATTACATCTTAAGTAAAACGTTGAATAAACCTAACGGTCCTCAAACGTTTACTCAAAATTCGTATACTATACAAACTCTAAGTGAAATGGCGAACTTAGATTTACCTGAAGTTGATAACAATAGACCAACAGACCTATTACAGACTCAAAATACGAACATATTTAAACCGTTGGAGTACTTTGTTACCGAAACGTTAGACACCCTTCCAAGACGAGCAAATTTACAATTATACCCATACTTTAACTCAGGTAACTATAACTTTATTAGTATTATGTCTACGGACAATTATGATACTGAATCAGAGTTAATGAAGTTTGCTGCGTTGAATATGAGACGGAACCAAAACGGTCCAGTTTTCTCAAGAATTAATAGAAACATTGAGGCGGCAACAAACGGTAGATTAAGAATTTTAGATGCTTTAAATGGTAATACAGCAACTGCAATTAATTTAATTACAGGTAGAGAACAGTTAGTTGAATATAATAATAAGATTACGGTTGCTAAAACCCTTCCAGGTAAAGCAATCGATTTTTTACAAACAGTTGCGGGGGTTGAATTTCCTTGGTCTGAAATACCAGGAGATTATTTAAGTAATCCAAGAAACCCAATTAATGTTAGACCACAAGCTAAAACTGAATTAGGTAAAGTCTATCAAGACATTACTGGAGCTTTAGGTTCATTAATAGGAATACAAAGAAGACCAAAATTAGATAGAAAACCATCAGATTTGATGATTGAATATTTGGGAGAAGGTCAAAAGAATGCATTATATGATAATTTATCATATTCAAAATATGCACCTAACTACACAACAACCGCAAGATCACAAAATTCATCAAAAATATTCAATTTTGTTGATACCGTTGCTCAAGGTATTAAAAACATATTAGGTGTTGAAGCACCAAGAGGTACCGCTTACATTGGTGATGATAGAGGAAACGATGTCAAATATGCAATGGGAGATTTTAACGACAGACAAGTTAGAAGTAGTTATTATTTGGGTTTAATGTTTGACCCAGTACAAGCCGAATTATTTCAGAGAGATAAAAACATATCACAAGGCGGCACAATTACAGGTAATTTAACTTGGATTGGTAAAAATTCTAGAAACAAAATTGGTGCCAATAATAAAGAATGGGATAGTGAACAATCAACCTATTCAAATTCTCTATCTACTAATTATGAATTTAGAGAAGATTCCATTTTAGGTTATACTCAAGAAATTTTAGATACATTACCGGTAAACGGAGCGTCATCAAGATCTCACGTTGCAAACGTGATTGACCAAACAAGTCGATTCTTTAAAGAGGGTGATGTTATGATGTCAAGAGGTTCTGCGGTAAAATATATTAAGAATAATTCTGGTGAAGAAAGTGGAATTGAATTTTGTAGAGTTTGGACAAAAGATAGGTCATATATGAATTACTCGGATACTATGAAAAGAACGGGTAATATCAGAAAATATGATGATAGTGTAATGTCTACACCTTGGAATTTAAACATAGCGCCAATGTCAAATGGTAAAAAATCATTTGACCAATCTACAAATATTTCTGACAAATATCCATTTGGACCCGATGCTGAAGGTAAGTCGTTTTATGCTAAGAAATATATGTTTTCAATTGAAAACTTAGCTTGGAAATCTTCAACATTACCTGGATTTACAGTTTTAGATTTACCATATTGTGAAAGAGGTCCAAATGGTGGTCGTGTTATGTGGTTTCCACCGTATGATTTAAAAGTATCAGAACAAAATAGTGCTAAATGGGAAGAAAATAGTTTCCTAGGAAGACCCGAACCAATTTACACCTACCAAAATACGTCAAGAAGTGGTCAAATATCATTTAAAGTTGTTGTTGATCACCCAAGTGTATTAAATCTATTAGTTAGAGAACATTTTGAAGGAATGTCAGATGAAGATTCTGACAACTACATTAATGCATTTTTTGCTGGTTGCGAAGAAATTGATTTTTATGATTTAATTAAAAGGTATACGACGATTACCGCTGATGATGCTAAAAAAATTAAAGAATATCTTGAAGGAGGATCTGACCCTGAAACAATTAAAAAATATAGAGTTGAGTCCGACTCAATCCCAACCAACAAACCAGATGTTCAACCAACCAAAAATGAAGGTGTTAAATTAACAACTTCATTATTATTTGCGAATGATAGACCAAGCGGATCTGGTGAATATATTTCATCGTTAGACTATACTGGACTATACGGCGAATCAATAGGACAATCGGGTAATGCTTATAATATAAAAGCAAAGGCTGAATTAGAGGAAACTTTAAATACATTATTACCTTTAGCATTTAGTGGGACAAATCAAGCCGCAGACAACGCAAGAAAAGATATTAAAACATTAATTGGAACTCCAGATGGTAAAATAGACCCTTCACTTCACGCGGCAAAAATTACGGAACAAAAAGATTTATTACAAAAACAAATAGATAAAGGTGTTACAAATTATAATGAATATAAAACAAAAATTGCAACACTAAAAGAAGATATAACAAAGGGTAATGTACAAGAAATTACTATTACGGCTTTATCATCTTGTTCTGCGGTTGCTGATGATACGTATAATTATAAATTATCAATAAGAAGAAGTCATAGTATTTTTAAAGATATTGTTAGAGAACTAGGTGGGGATATTAGTAAAGCTAATTGGATAAATATACCAAAAGGTTCCGCAACAACCGCAACTAAATTAGAAAGAGTTGTATCATTTAAAGATTTAGGGTTTGCGGATAAAGAAGGTAATTTAATATTCAAAGCAACCAACGCAGGTGAAAAGGTTGCAAATGAGGAAAGTAAAAGTTGTAGCGACGCGGAATTCAATACAAAATCATTAAAGGTTAATAGTGCAATTGCCTTTGGTTGTAGACAATCAAAAGTGGAATTTAATTATACGAAGGCGGTTAAACCACAGGAACCTCAAAATCCAAAACCTGACGTTATTCCACCAAGAACTAGATTAGTTCCAGATGGAGAAGAGAAAGTACCTTCAGGTAGAAAAAAACCACAAATAGACCCAATGAAGAGAATAATAATGAAGACATTGTCTGAATGTTATTATTTTAAAATATTAGAAGAAAAAGACCCACTTGTTTTTAGTTCATTAAAAGAAAAATTAAAATATTTCCACCCAGGATTTCACTCGATGACACCTGAAGGATTAAACGCACGTTTAACATTTTTACAACAATGTCTTAGACCTGGAGATACCATACCAATTAAGGGTATATCCGACGCTTTAGATTTAAACGCGAGGAACACAACATTTGGACCACCACCAATTTGTGTACTAAGAGTTGGTGATTTTTATCACTCTAAAATTATAATTAGAGATATTAGTATCACATTTGAAGATAGTACCTGGGATTTAAATCCTGAAGGTATTGGTGTACAACCAATGTTGGCTAACGTATCGTTACAAGTTAACTTTATTGGAGGTCAAGGTTTAGCAAAACCTGTTGAAAGATTACAAAACGCATTATCATCTAACTTCTATGCTAATACAGAAATGTATGATGAGAGATCCACAATTACCGCTGGTAGTATAGGCGGAAAAACAACTAAAGATTTTACTAAATGGTTCTTAGAAGGTTTACAAAAATCAGAAGAACCTGCTGTGGATTCAAGTAATAGCACCGAAGGTGTAATACCAGTAAAAGGAATTTACATAGGAAAAGGTACAACAACATTAGCTTATGACGATGTAGTTAACGGTGTTTTTGATAAAACAAAAGTTTATTTTGAATCATTTGAACCCGCGTATAATATTTTAAATAAAGAATTTGGACCACTAGTTATGAAATTAATACTAAGTTCAGATTATAGAAAAATAAAAGATTACGATGTATTCACATCAACATCCTTAACCCCAGGAACAACAATTGAAATGATTGGTAAGTATCCTGACGGTACTCCATACTCAAGATTTGTTGCTTTATTTAAAAAGAGACTTACTGATTTTTTAAAAACTGAAGATTTATGTATAGTGTTTGGTTTTGATAAAGTATTAACCGCTCCTAAATTAATAAAAGCTAACGAATTATTAAGACCCTATGTTACTAAATTAATTGA